TAATGATGCAATTAATGAGGTAGTGCCTTACGGTTTACTACCCTATCAACACGATGCCTTATTAAGCTTTTGCTTTAACATTGGTGTAGATAACTTTAAAAGATCAACGGTGATTAGGCATATCCGAGACCACAATTTACATAGTGCCGCTGATGCTTTTCTACTATGGAATAAACCTGCTGTTTTAGAAGATAGACGTAAAAAAGAAAGAGAAATCTTCCTCGGTAGGGCGAAAATAGTAGCTTTTATGCATTAGTAGGATTAAGGGCTGATCACCCATTTTTAAACAAACTAACCCCTGGGGAAATACAATGGACGGATTCAAAAAGATAGTTAAGATGAAAATCGGCGGCTCAGTCAATAAGGCTTGTGCTGGTGGTTCAATGAAAAAAGGTGGCAAGTACGCAGAAGGCGGAAAAGCTGATATTGCTCAAGATAAAGCAATCGTTAAAAAAGCATTTAAACTTCATGACAAACAAGAACATGAAGGCGAAAAGACAGACCTTTCAACATTAAAAAAAGGTGGTCGTTCTAAAAAAGCAGTAGGCACTGTTAAAAAATACAAAGCAGGTGGCGCTATCGAGATGAAAAAATCATCTGGCGACATTGACAAAATCAAAAAGATTAAAGCTACTGGTGCTAAGAAAGCTGACGCTCCATCTAAAGCAGCTGCTAAGCCAGCATTCAAAGGTTCTGATGTAGCTAAAGAAAAATCAAAATCCGCTGGTGACAAAGATGCAATTAAAAAAGTATCTCCTACAGGCGACAAAAAAGCTGATGCTAAATCTGGCGCTAAAGAAATGCCAAACAAATATAAAAAAGGCGGTCAAGCAAAAAAGTCTTCGGACGGGGGTGTGATTGCTCCCACAATGGCTCCTAAGCCTATTGTTGATAGCCGTAGATTTGCTGCTGGTAAGAAAACAAAAAAATTCGCTGATGGTGGATTAACTGGCACTCCTTCTGTTGTAGGTCCAGGCATGCCAGCAGGTGGAAATCCTGGCGTTGGTATACCTCCAGTAGATCCAACTTTAGGTGGTGGTCCATTAGATATCGGTGGTCTTGGTGGTAGTAAATTACCAGATAAGTTAATGTACCCAACTGATCCATTACCTCCAGCACGCGGTGGTGGTAATTACGGTCAAGGTGGTTATGGTCCAGGCCGTTTTGGCGGTTTTGATCGTGATGGTGATCATGGTCGTTTTGGTGGCGGTTTCGGTGGCCAAGGTCAAGGCATGTACAATAACCAAGGTCAATTCATTGGCAGTCGCGGTGGCTTCGGCGGTCAAGGTAGATTTGATAATGATGGCGGAATGGTAAATAACTGGGGTGGTCGTGATATGCAACCTAAATTCCCAGGTGCGCAAGGAAACGGCATTATAGGATCTCAAAATGGTAATTCATACACTGCTGTTAATACAAACCCTAACGCAGGTAAAGGTCCGGCTGATCTTAATACAATAATGAACGCTTTTAAAGGGTGGGGCTTTGCTGATGGTGGTACTACATCAGATGTTGCAAATAAATTAAAAAATTCAGGTCCATACTCTGCATATGATATTAAGAATGCAAAACCAAATGCTGCTCCAGTTTATGATACTAAGAATGCAATGCCAAATGCTCCTCAATCATATCAAAAGCTTAAAGGCCAAGGTGCATACTCAGACGCTGAGATTAATGCAGTACTTGCAGAGATGGCAAAACGCGGTGACTTCTCACATACAGGGGACTAATAATGCCAAGCGTATCTAAAAAACAACACAATCTCATGGAGGGTGTAGCACACTCTCCAGCTTTTGCAAAAAAGGTTGGGATCTCACAAAAAGTTGGTAAGGAGTTTGCCAAGGCTGATAAAGGACGATCCTTTGCTAATAAGCCAATGCGTAAATCTGCCGGTCGCGGGAGATAACATTGGCCTACTCAGGTACTACTAATCAGACTAAGATTAATGTAGATCAACTTATCTCATACGCATTCCGTGATGCAGGTAAGCTTGCGGAAGAGATAACACCAGAATATATTGGTGCTGGTAAACAGGCACTATTCTACATTCTACAAAATCTTTCTAACCGCGGTGTTAATTTGTGGCTCCTTGAGAATGTTCTCATAGGCGCTCAAACAGCTCAACAATCTATATCGATGCCGGATGATACGATTGATGTTAGAGAGGCTAATTGGGTTTATTTAATTAATCCTAGCTTCACAGCATCACTCCCTATAGATAATCCAGCATCTCAAAATGTTACAGATCAAGCGCTTGATCTAAATACCTATGGTACATCTACCATTTCAAAGAACTATTTTGGTGCATCTTACGCTCAGCAAACAAGAGTATTCTATGCTGGCTTCAATGCTTATGCACCATTAGGTTCTGTTACTTATAACTTCGTATTAGAAGCAAGTAACGATGGTACAAATTGGGATGTTATTGAAACATTACCTACCCTAACATTAACCGATAAAGAATGGTACTACGTACCTATTAATAAGACTCAAGCTTATTACTATTGGAGATTTAGAGAAACTGTTGCTCCAACGTTCTCGATTAGATATGTTGGTTTCTATCAAAGCCAACAAGTTATTCCACTAGCTCGCTTAAATCGTGATGATTACTGGAGCTTACCAAATAAACAATTCCCTAGTCAAAGATCATTACAGTACTGGTTTGATCGTACAATTGATCCATCTATGTATGTTTGGCCTGTACCAAATAACAATTTCCAAATGTTCCAACTTATCCTTGAAAAACAAATGCCGGATGTTGGATCATTGACTAATGAGCTTTATGTTCCTAATCGCTGGATTGGTTCGATCCAAGCAACATTATCTCACAAACTTGCATTACAGCTTCCAGGTATTGATTTAAACCGCGTTGGGTATTTAGAAGGTTTAGCGGCTAAATTAGAAAACGATGCTGCAAATGAAGAAAGAGATAAATCACCAATCTATTTCCAACCTAACATAAGTTACTATACTAGATAATGAGCGGCGCATACCAACAAACATATAACAACTTAATAGCTGACGTCATCACTTATATGGAACGTGATGATGAAGGTTTTGTAGCACAAATACCATCATTAATTGGATTAGCTGAGGCTGCAATTGCAGCAGAACTTAAGTCGTATTTACAGCTTACTGTTGTGGAAACAACACTTGCAACTGGTGAAGTGATCTTACAAAAACCAGCAAGATGGCGTAAGACTGTTTCTATGAAGACAAACGGTCAACCTATTTTATTAAGATCTCAAGATTATATTGCACAATACCAATCTGAATCAACATCAGGTCAACCTTTATATTATGCAGAGTATGACTATAATAACTGGGCAATTGCTCCAACACCTGATCAAGACTATCCTATAGAGATTACATATTACAGTTTGATTCAACCATTAGATTCAACTAATCAACAAAATTTATTTACACGCGAATGTCCTCAAGCCATGTTATTTGGAACATTATTACAAGCTCAAGGCTATTTAAAAGCGTTAGATAAACTTCCAGTTTGGAAACAATACTACACCGATTCATTATCTGCGTTGAAAAATGAAGACAATTCTCGTAGAGTGGATCGCAATACAACGATACAGGAACCTTAATACATGCCTACATATACCTCGCCCTTTACTGGAACCGTTGTTGAACCTACAGACGTTTCCTATTATAGCTTAACACTTTCAAGCAATACTCAACTATATTGGCCTGCTGTTGTTAATCCAACACAGGTTCCTGCACCTCGTATTTTAGATTGTACCGCAACCGTTGGATCATTAGCTATTGCTTTACCGCAAGGTGATCAAGGTTCTGTTGGCACTGATATTCTTATTAGAAACCAAGGTGCTGTTGCATTTACTGTCACAGATTCAGCAGGTAATAATGCTGTATCTATTGCTGCAGGTACATGTATCTATTTCTACCTTGTTGATAATACAACCGTAGCAGGCACATGGCACAATGTTACATTTGGTGCAGGTACTTCAACTGCAGACGCTGCAAGTTTAAGAGGCGCTGGTTTAACTGTTACATCTGCAGGATTACTAGCAACTACTGGCAACATCAGCCGTGTTTCTTCATCTCCAACTATTAATGATGCTTCTCGTGCAACTACATTTGTTTGGACAAGTGGTGCTGGAACATTCACACTCCCAGCTGATACAACACTATCATCTGGTTGGTATATTAGTTTTAGAAACTCAGGTACAGGTACATTAACCATTCAGGTAAATGGATCAACATCTAATCAAATCAACGGTGCGACATCGATTGTTACAAATCCAGGCGATTCAGGTACAATTTTATTTGATTCAACTTCCGGAAATTTCTACACTGTAGGTTGGACTGCGGCTAATAATATTTCATTTACTGCAGCAACTTACGACCTAGATAGTATCCCAGGAACTACATATAGCTTAGTTTCTAACGCTCCAATCATTCAAACATATGTAGCATTATCTGGTACAAGAACAACACCGCTTACTGTTACACTACCAAATATTACTCAGTTATATGTTCTAATCAATGAATCATCAACGATCAGTGTGACGTTTACAGTCTCTGGCGGTTCAGGAACAATCACTGTAGGTACAAATCAAGTAGCCGCGATTGTGGTTGATGCTGGAGCTATCTTCACTATTACACAATCTTCTACATCTACATTTGCAGCAAGTAATGGATCAGCAGCATC